CCATGTACTCAGGAAAAGTTACGTTTGCTTGTTCGCAAACTTCATCATAAATTGCAGTAACAGTATCCTTGTCCCATGTAATTTCGCCTGCTTCAATTTGTTCTTTAAATATAGGATAGGCACTAAAGTACACACTGTCTGTATCACCATATATAATTGCAGGTCCTACGTGATTGTATTCACCAGTAAACAGTTCATTTACTTTAGCACCCATGTGTCTGGCAATAGTACGTCCTGTTAGTGTTGTACTTTGACCCATACGTGGATCGTTGAATCTACTGCCAGGATTTAGTAGCGCACCATATAGTGAGTTCAAGTTAATCTTTTTAACTAGCTGACGTTTATCCCAATATGCAAACTTTTCATCATCAACGCCTTTGCTTTCTTTAGCATTCTTTTGTAGATCTTTACGTTCAGCATACCAACGTTCTAACAACCCAGGAATAACTCCCTTTTTCTCTTGATTAACGATAGTACCATTACTAGTTAACACCCATGGCTGTCCACTTTCAAAGATAATTTGATAAATCTGTTCACCAGTTGCTGGCAACTCTTCACCATTTTCAAAATCAATATACAATAGTGTTTGGTTGTCACGACTCATTACTAATTCATATTCTGGTGCAGCAAACTTACCTTCCCATGCACGTGCCGGTTCCCATTTAAAATCGTCTAGCATTGGTACAGTTAGTGTGTGACGTATTTGTCCTACAATAGTTTCAGTGCTCAAATTTAAACTTCGCAAAATACTTGGATACAGACTGTTCAAGTCCATACTACCGATCCATTCGTGATATCCTACTTTAGGAGTTGCAACATAAGCACCAGCGGCTGCTACACTTTTAGGATAATGTTTTTGTACTTTGTCATGTTCCTTGTCTGGAACCATCATACCACGACGATGAGCTTCATTTACAATTGCTTGGTCTGTAACAGCAACCGCACCCATAGTTGTTTGTACAAGAACTGTATTATCGTGTGCAATAACGTTTGCCAAGTCAATAAATTGAAGTTTTTTGTCTAGTTTAACTAGGAGTTCAACATCTTGTCTGTTATAGTCAATAAATGTATAAAAGTCATTGTTATACAACTGATCCAATGTGCCTTGGTAATCTACTTTACGCTCGGCAAGTTCATATTCACCAATTGCATCCAAACTATAGCTGTGCATTTCATGATACGTGTACTTGATGTACAGTTGCATGTAGTCCAAATGTAAACGTCCAATAGTATCGAATGTTTCTTGTGCTTTTCCGTATCTTTCAAACTCACGTCGTTTAGGATACTGATTCCAAAGACAAAAGCGTCTAGTGTGTTCTTTTCCTAATACTCGTGCTACACGGTTAACCATATACGGAATGTCGAAGCCTTCACTGTTCCAGCCAGTCATTACATCAGCATCATCAATCAAATCCAAGAACGTTTGTAGTAGTTCACGCTCATTGTCCATTAGCAATGTGTCAGGAAACTTATCACAAATTTCTTTTGCAGTTTCACGAGTTAATGTATTCGGTTTACATGCAAGACATATAGTTCGGCCCAGCCAATTTAAGTGTACTGCAATTGCAGTTACAGGATTAAATGGATCACTGGGATCAGCAAATCCTAAATCTTTATCAAAGTCAACCTCAATATCGAAAAATGCAGTATTCAATGTTGGCGGTTCAATACCCAAGTAATTGTCAGCAAGACATCGAAATACTGGATTGATGTCGCTTTCAAAAAGCCGTTGTCCAGCATACAGCTTTTTTTCTTTCTTAAACGCTCTACTATTAGTGGTAGTAAATCGTGAAAGTTTATCGCCAAAAATACTCTCATACTTTCCACGATTATCCTTGTAGTAGAATGTATAACGTGCAGGATATTCACGATATTCCCTGCGTCCATTAGTACGTTCTGCTACGTGTATAATATCTTTGTCTCTGTCATAATGAGCGTCTACATACATTAGCTAACAAATGCTTTCTCTTGCACAAAGGTACCTTGTGTCTTTTTGTTGCCTTCACTGAACCCTAGTGCAGTAAAGTGATCTTTTAAATCGTTATTAAAGTCCATACTTCCACATAACATTATACGTTGGTATTCAGGATTGTCAATCTTTACAGTTCCATCAGCCATAAACTTTTGAATACGTCCGTGTAGTTCAGCAGGCTCTTGTGTAACTGTGCTGATATATTCAATTGGCATTTCATTCAAGAAGTCTCGGTAACAATCCTGTTCAGCATGTAGCCTAGTAGTCCATGTTACAGTAATGTTCTCAAATAAGTCATATGTTTCTGGTTCACGTAATAAGCTAATAAACGGAGCAATGCCAGTACCACTAGCCATCATTACTAGATGTCCGCCTAGTTCTAAGTTTGCAAGTATCAGTGTACCTGTTGGCTTTTCACCTACTTTAATAGTATCACCTACTTGTATGTGTTGTAGTTTACTCGTAAGTGGCCCATCTTGTACTTTGATACTGTAAAACTCCAAGTAGTCATCATATGGACCACTAGTAATACTGTATGCTCTATTCGGGGCATCGTCCAAACCAATCATAACAAACTCTCCCGCAGTAAATCTATAACTTCGAGGTCGTTCTGTTCTAATTCTAAAAAGTTTGTCAGTATAATGTTGTACCTCAATAACTTCGAGGTCTAGCATTAGTGATCCTTTCCTACCGCAGCAAGTACTTCTTCTAGTTCATTGAACCCTTCTGCTACTTTAGTAAATTCTTGCTTGTAAGCAATACGGATAGCTTTGTTAATGGTTGCAGGTTTCATGTCTAGTTCTTCCGCTACTGCTTTTACAGTGTCGCTTAGACCACCTTTTAGTGTTTCTAGTTCTGCTGTTACTTGAATACCTTCGTTAATAATTTGTTTAAGTTTCGTGACTTCGCTGTCACTGAAAGAACGTGTAGGCATATGCTACTCCTTTTGTGTTAGTTATATTGTTATGAATATAAGATAAAAAAAGCGTTTTGTCAACGCTTTTCTAATTCTTCTAGACGCTTTTCAATGCTGTCTATTTTTGCTGTAATTTTAGGATACTTCTTTCTCCAAGAATCCTCTGGCTGTTCAAGCCATGTTAAGACCCATCGTTCTACCAAGTAATCTACCATACGGTCAAACTTAGCATAACCCCATAAGCCTAGTCTTGTAGTACTCAAGTATGCTAATACCATTGCACCTGCAATACTACCAGCAATACTTGTGTAAATCCATGTACGATCACTCGCCATGTTTTGTATCATATCCCACATACTATTCAGCTTTCCAAATAGTCCATGCACCCCATGCAATTGCTGCCCATGCAACCAGATCAACTGGTGCCATTAGCATCACTAAACCAACCGCTATCAGCATCGCTCCATCCCAGCTGGTTCTTTCTCTTAGTCTGTTTTTTAACCAATTCATTGTACTCTCTCCAATATTTGTTTCGATCATTAGTTGAAGTTCTTGCTTCTTCGTGTTCTTTATACTTCATTACATAATGATCTATATCCATATCAATCCTCTCCAAATAGCATTGCTAAACTTTTTGGACCCATGATACCATCTGGTGTAAGTCCGTTTTCTTCCTGCCAAGCCTTGACATGGGCTTCAGTGCCACGTCCAAATATTCCGTCCGCACCAATCTCTAATTCTTCTTGTACTGCTCGTACTGTTGGACCACGTGAACCTAGTCGTACTGTTTCATATACAATTTTGCTTGGCTCCCAATGTCCGCCTAGCACTTCCATTGCATGATGATAGTGTTTTTGTCTATCTTCTAATCCGATGTAGCCACCGTTGATACGTTTAGTAGCACCTTTAACATCACGTGCATCTGCATATTTGTTAATGTCATTTGTATCCCAGAACCAGCAAGCACTATCTAACGCACCTTTTTTGGTACGCACATAATCTACTGCGTCTTCTGGTGACATTTCTACTTCTGATCCGAATTTTGTATAATTGTATCTGCCTGTAAGTTGTAGTATGCCACCGCCCCTAAATCTCCAACCATCACCAGACTCGGTGTC